GTGTCGATTGATTGGCTTGCAACATTGGCTGAGCAAGGGGATATCGCGAAAAGAAAAGCAACTGAGGTGGCAACGCTCGTGGTCAAGCCCGAGCTCCCCTTAGAAATCGCAAGTCGCCTGTACAGGGACGTTGAGAAGGGTGCCCAAACTTTTGACCGCATACTGTCCGACATGGAAGACGCGGATGTCAGTGACGAACTGCTACAGGCCGCAGATGCGCTCGCGGAACTGTGGAGCCAGCTTTCCGTCGCATCGGCTAACAAGCTCCGCGAGATGCAAGGGCTCCCACCAATCACAATGAGTGAGGCCCCGCACTAGGCTCGCGGGTCTAACTCGAAACGAGCTGGGCACCAATCTGGACCTAAGTGCTGATGAGCCTCACGACCGCATTCATTGCTGAACTGATCAGGGCTGCGAACGAAGCCGACAGGCTCACACCCTACGAGATCAGCCGGCTGCTGGATCGTTCGGTTGACACGATCCGTGATATGCGCAGACAGACGGGCATCGCTGGCAGCCACCGTGCCCGGGACTTTGTGATCGACCTCCAGGTCGCCTCGGCACGCGCCCGTGACCTATCTCCAGCGGAGACCAGAGACGTACTACTGGACGCGGCCGACATCATCCGGACGTTGAAGATTTTGCTGGATGGGAAGGAGTGAACGGCGCCGCCTTTATGGCTGAAGGAGGCGAAACCTTTTCGGGGAGCAGCAAGCCATTCGACGACGGCGGGTGCAGGCAAGTCAACCACCCCCCCGCCTGACTGCGGCAATTTTACCGCACCTGCGAAGAAACTCTTACTTTAACGGTGCGTTCACACCATGTATGGTAGCAAATGATCTCAAAGCGCGGGTCCGGACGACCGAACGGCGCTTGACACCGATTCGGGAATGCATGTTACAGCTCCGAGAGGAAACGGTGGCGACGATGGCATATTCATTAAGAGAGATACTCAGATTTTTTCACGGCGGTACCGCCAAGGAAAAGCCTGCTTTCAATTCCGAAAAAGAAGCTTATGACTTCTGCCGCAACCTGTACAAGAAATCGGGTGGCGTGACGCCAGAGCTGCGTCGCGCGTACGAGTTTTATCAGAAGAATTTGGATGACGGCTGCGGGCAGTTCACTGGACCTCGATCGAATAGAGATAAGTCCACTTCTCTCGAAGGAAAGCATCAGCAAGTTCACCTGCGGAGAGCGTGAGATTGACGCTTGGACAGCCAAGAAGGCCTCCAAATGGCACGAACAAAACCGCACTAAGGTGTTCATTGCTCACGACGAGGGATCTTCGGTGGCCCGCGGCTTTTACTGCCTGTCATTCTCGACCGAAGACGGCAGCAAGCTAGCGTCCCACGATCATCGAAATATTTGGAGCGGGGGCGTGCCCCTGATCTATCTTACTTACCTGGCCGTCCAACGTAATTGTCAGCGGTGCGGCTTGGGGAAGTTGTTGCTCATTGATAGTCTCAAGCGAGCGCATGAGGTCTCGCGCCATGTGGCTTTCTATGGGGTAGGGCTGCGTTCCCTCAACGAGAAGACGACGAAGCTTTATGAAAACTTTGGATTTGGAATTGCAGCAGGTGAGCGGTCCGCGCATCCGCTTATGATCCTGCCGATATGGACAGTCAACGACCTCTTTTCGGCCTAGCGCTCGAGAAACGAAAGCCTCCAATTTCGAGCTCTTTCTAAAATTAGCCTCGCACACATCTGCGCTGGCAGGACCGGCACTGGCTGCTTTGCTGCTTTCTTTCCGGCGCGCAGTCAAAAGCACCACACCGTCGCACCATCGCTCGCTCCATGATGCCCTTGACGATGCGTGCCAGAGCTTCGCAGGCGCAATACTCGACCTCGCACCGCCGCCAGCAGCAACCGCTCGAGGTGGCCGGGCACCGTCGACGGCTCGAATCCGACCACCACGAAGCTGCCCCGGCGCTTGCAGGTGACCTTCTGCCACCACTCGCCGCGGCCGGAACGATAGGGCTTCTCGACGTGCTTGGCGATGATGCCTAGTGCTCGCAGGCGACGCGAAAGAATTCGTCGCCATCAGCCGGGAACTCTTCGGAGAGGCGGCCCAGCGACGAGCGGCTCTAGCGGGTGCCGGATTCCGCAATTCGCGTCCATCCGGTGGCAGGGGCAGGCGGCTCATTGAGGGCGGATGCACGTCACATTGCGGGGGACTCCGATTGTTGGAAAACCATCATCGTCGTTGCAGCGGACCAGGGCCTCCGGCGGTCCGTGGCATTCGCCCTCGTCGAGGTCGAAGGATATTCCACAGAATCCTACGACACCGTGCAAAAGGCTGAAGCCTCTTGCCGGGGAGCGCTCTGCGCGATTCTTGACGATGACATACTAAGATCCGAGCCTCAGGCCGCCGCGCAATACCTTAACGATCTCGGACGCCGGGCCACACGCTGGTTGATGGCCTGTCGACCCTTCATCAACGTGTGGACAAAACAACATTGACCAACCCGTTCGCCGGTGCCGACCTGCTCGGCTTGATCTAACAGCCTGATCGAAGCAGCTAGGTAGTATCCCTTAGTGATCTAACCGAATTTCTCCAAGTCACCCGTAATGGCAATATCTGTCCCGACATCGAACGGGGGATAATCCATGTACGCCGCTGCACAAGACAAACCACAGTCCTCGAGGCCGAACACCTTGGCCCGGCCGCACTTTCTGGCCGCCGTCTTGTCGTCACCTACAAGGCGGGTCGCGAGATCTATGCCCACGGTGACCTGAACCACAAGTGCTATCCGAAGGAATCACATGGCAGCTCGGCGCCGTTTAAACTGCCAAGGGATTGTCCTGGTTTTCGTTCATGAAAGGGAGCACCCCATAATATGAACATCAATACTTCCAATTTCCCGGAAGAAGTTCTGCAGTCGGCCGAACCGGTCATCGTCGACTTCTGGAAAAACGGGTGCCAGCCGTGCGATATGATTGCACCCTTCCTCGAACAAATCGCTACCGAGCTTGCTGGCAAGGTCAAGATCGTCAAGCTCAACCACAATGAAAACCCCGAGCTCGCGGAGCAGTATGGCGTACGCTTGTTCCCAACGCTTGTCATGTTCAAGCGTGGTGAAGTCGTCGGCATCTACGTCGGAGCCGCACAGAAGACGGAACTCCGCTCCTGGATTTCGGAGACGATGGCTTGAGTCACTGGCATTGAGCGCACGAGTAGGAAAGCCCGGCTTGGCCGGGCGGGCCGAAGAGGTTCAAAACAACAGAGGAAACAAGATGACACCCGTCTCTCCACTCAATGGGCGAATGCTGATAACCGCGTTAATGTTCGTTTTTGTGTGCGGACTATCGATGCTGGCGCGCGCGGCTGAGGTCATTGATCACGACAAGGTGCGAGGGTTTCCCGACAGCACCTCCGGCTTCCTCAAGACCTTCCAGCCCTATCTGGAAGTCCACGGCGGCTGTGTCCCTTTTCCGGCCGTGGATGACGCCGGCAACGTCAGCGGCGGTCTGAAGCCATCGGGAATGTTTTCGTACGACGGTTGCTCAGGCAACCAAGGACAGATCTATGTCAGAGCGAAGGAGTATCAAGGCGAGTGTGCCGTCATGTACTCGTGGTTCTTTCCCAAGGAGCAGATCCCGGATTGGCCCCACAAAAATGGGTCTGGTATAATTGGGAGGATGTCGTCGTATGGCTGACGAGTTGCGATAGCGGAGCGCAGGTTAACGCCGTCAGCTACTCGAGCTATGGTCGTTACTCCATCACGACAAATCCGCACATGGATGGAACACATCCGCTGGTCGCCTATCGTCGGAACTTGGCCGGGGAACAATCGACACTCGCCGACACCCGGTACCGTGGCGGGAAGCAGCCCGCAGTCAGCTGGTCCGGCCTGACCGAGGAAGCGAGGCAAACGCTCGAGACCTATGACTTCGGTATCGGTGTGCCATTCAACTCTGACAACTTCGACGCCAATATGGCGAGGGCCTGGCAACAAGGACATGGAGGTTAAATGGGTAATTCCTGGGCCGGAAACGGTGGTAAACACGGAGTAAATAGCTTGGAGAGCAATAAGATCCTGTCGGTGGAGTCACGGGCCCCGGCGCTCGAAGTGCGGGACTGGGTACATGGCGAGGCCCTTGCGAGCTTCCAGCTCGACAGAGTGTACGTCCTTGAATTTTGTGGAACTTCGTGTGGCACTTGTGAGGAGGCGATGCGCGGCCTGATAGAGCTGCAGGAGACTTACAAAGACCGTGGACTTGAGGTCGTCGCCGTCGCGGCACACGAAAGCGCTGCGTCCGCCGATGAGGCTCGGGCCCAATTGCACGCGTGGTTGGCCCAGTTCAAGAAGTTGAACTTTCGTGTCGCGTTCGACGACACAGGCGCAATGGACACGCTTTGGATGGAGCCGAGTTTTTCTGTCGAGATTCCGCAGGCGTTTGTGGTCGACCGCGACGGCTACATCGCCTTTATCGGTAATCCGTACAAATTGCACGACGTTCTGCCGCAAGTGCTTGACGGCACCTGGCGCACCAGTGCTCAAGCGGAAGCCGCCGAAAGGGAGCGGATCGCCGTAGATGAACCAAAAGCGCGCAAAAAAGCGTTGAGGAATCAGGTCAAAGCCAAATTCGCGGCAGCGGAGAAGATAGAGGATTGGAAGACGGCGCTTGCGGCAATCGAAGAGGGCGTCGCCCTCGATCCGGATAACCTTCTTTTCCGCGAGCAGCATGTCCATCTGCTGCTTCATAAAATGCACGACATGCAGACCGGTCTGCCCGTGCTACGCCAATTTATTCGCGAGGGAATCAACACAAACTACGAGTTGATGCTGACGGTGGCGTTTTACCAACTTTTCAACCCGGCGTATGGCTACTCGCAATTTCCGTCTGTCGAGCGCTTCGCCTTTGGCAAGGAGCTCTCCGAACACATTCTGGCAGAGGCTCGGCTGCAAGATGACTACGACAGGGCGCATTCTTATCTTATGGTCGCTTGGTACTATCATGCGAGCGGCAACAAAGACCGCGCAGTCGAGTTGCTCGAGCTGGCACTGCAGCCACTGGACGGGCTAGGTCCTCATCGTTTGAAAGATGATCTGCTGCAGACCCTGGCCGACTACAAGGGCGAGAAGTAGCTCTTTGTGTGGTCCCGCGGACGAATATTTCAAGCGCTGCCACGCCGAAAACGGAGCAGGAGAACCCGGTTGAAAGAGGAGCTCTTGAATGACCCTATTCCATTTGCACCGGAGCTCGGCGTCTTCTCGTAACGGAGGCGCTATTGTTCCTCTTTCGGGCTACTTGGCAGCTAAAGGCTGTCCCGAGTTTAGAGCTGCAGCGGGGGAAGGTGCTGCATGTCTCCGACCACCTCATATCCGAGCTAGCCAGGGCGTCATTTTTAAATCTGCAAAGTTTCGTGTCCATTGAAAAGAGAAAAGCAGACCGAAGCGCATCACGCAATTTGTCGAATTCAACAATGCCTGGCGAGCTACCCCCCCCGGACAGGCGCGCGGTTGCATGCCGTCGCCCCAGTAGCGCCTAGGGTCACGGCACTTGCCCCAGTTTCGCCTTATTGCTTCACATCAACCGCTACGCGTGTATAGTTCGAACGTAAATCAACCAAGGAGAGGGTTATATGCGAATTTTTCTGGCATCTTTGCTGGTAATGTTGAGTGCAACTGCGTCGTATGCCGGCAGCTGCAATCACTCTTGGCAACAGGCGTCTGACGGCTCCAGATGCGGCGGAAGGGCGGCCGATCAACGGCCCGGCGGCTAACGCCATAGCGGCATGGGAAGGCCCACGGTGAGCTTACCGTGACCTTTCACCCCAATGCAGCATCTCGTCACCATGGCCTGGAGTTGCGAGAAACAACTGTGATGATTGCGCACCAATTTCGTTTCCGCTGTCTCTATTGGGGCCTGATCTGAGCGCCGCCGCGCTGACCGGCTTCAATCCTCTGCAGGATTTCGCGCATCACTCGAGTATCTATGGAAAGGCTGTTGAGCGTATTCTCGACGGCCTTCATTGACGTCGCCGCTTCGGCCGCCTGCTTCTCCACCGCCGATATTCGGAGTTCGTGATTGTCGATCTGCCGGAGGGAGACTTCGGCGGCTGTTACCCGTTTGTCGAGCCGATCGATCGACGACGCGTGCGAATCCTGATTGGCGCCGACCCTCTCCCATGTCATCCCCCATGCGACCAGGCTGCTGCCGAAGCCGACGAGAAGGGCCAGGGTATTGAGGTTGTATTCGAACCTCCATTTCGGGGTTGCTACCATCTTCTCGGGTTCCTGTGTTTCAGCCAAGCCCCTGCCCTCGTAATGCAATGCCACGGTGGAAGAGCCGGCACTCGAGAGTGAGAGCCGGCCTGTCGTGTCGTTACTGTGTGTTGCGCGGAGCGATGTAGGTCAACAACGCCGGCAGCCCGATCGTCAGCGAATAAAGCGCCAGATAGCCGTACCAGGGCGTATCATCCGGCATGAAGGGCAGACCGGCCGTTCCGGTCAGCGCGCCACCCGCAGCGGCGGCAACGGCTTTCGAGATGTTCATTGTGGTCTCTCCTTATTCCGCCGCTTTGGCTTCGCGCAGGGCGAGCGAGACCGTCGCGTATGCCGTTGCCGCTACCACGAGGGCATTTGCTGCCGTGACGCTGCCTGGATCGGCGCAGATGACCCGCACACCGTCGTAGGCGGCCTTCTCCTTGGCGAGAGTCTTTGCTTTGATGTTGCCGGAGGCAGAAGCCGCGATGAACGCCGCATGGGCCGTTTCGAGCAGGGCGCAGGTCTTCGGCAGGCTGTTTTTGATCGCGGTGTCGAGAGAGCCGGTAGTCGTGCAGGACGCGAGCATAAGGCATGCCGACGCCGCTGATGCAATGATCAGTGAACGCATGTTGAGTTCCTTCGATGTTGGGAGGGGTTAAAGCTTGGCTTTCGCTTCGGCGCGCAGCTTGTCGCCGCAGGCCTTTGCGCCTTTCACGGAAGGATCGAACGCGAGCCGCGTGAAATCCCATTTTCCGCGTTGCTGAATGCCGAGGTTGTTCTGCACCTCGGCATGAGAGAGGACGGTCTTGTCAGTGACCGGAATGGAGTAGCGCCGGCAGAGATCGGCGACGACGGATGTCAGCGCATCCCATTGTTCCCGGGTCATCGGATATTTGCCGGGATCGAATGGCGCCTCGTTCGAACCGCCCATGCAACACAGAGAGACGCCGATCGAGCCCGAGTTCGCGCCGAGCGTATGGGCGGCATAGCCCCTCTTCGCCGGCGCCTCGTTGAGCGCGATCGACGGGATTCCGCGGACCAGCTTGCCCTCATCCTCGATGAGGATGTGATAATGGCCCCGGTCGAACTCGCTGGCCTTATGCGCACCTGCGGTCCAATGGCAGACGATCCGCCCCATCTTGGCGTCGGGCATCCAATCGGCCGGGACGATGGCTGCAGATGACGCCTGAGGAGGAGAAGGCCAGCCCCGGAGCTTCTCGATCTCATCTAGCGCCGCATTGACGGCCGCGATGGTCTCGCCGCCGGGATCGCCATCCGCCCCAAATTCCGGGAGCGGAAAGCCGAGCGCGATCAAGCGCCGCTGCAGAGACTGCACGGTCGGAGTCATGTTGTCTCCTGACAGTAGTGTTTGAGAGGTTGGTTAGCTCGAATGGGCGACTAGAGACCGAAGGCGCGTTGTGTTACCCCGACGCAGCCGTCTCGCAGGGCGGACGGGGCGGTTAGAGGCCTGGCGCCTTACCTCCAGCGACGGGCCTCGCGTGGAGTTCGTCTGGGTCTCGCTTATGGACAACAAGCCTTCGCTGTAGCGGCAGAATAGCGGGTTCTAGCTGTTCTTGGACGCAAGAAGGCCCTTCTCTCTCGAAGAAAGAAGAGGCCCCAGCGTCTGAGCGTTCGAATTCACAGACACTTTCTTATACGTGTTATGTCGAGGATGGCGCAACTATGGATCGCCACGCCAGCCGCTTGTGCACCATTCACATTGTTGTGAGAAGAAAACGCCGCTCACGGGTGGGCTCAGAGGTCCACCGCCGCCGCCCACATGGCATCAATTTGGTCGTCAGTGAGGCCGAGCGCGGCGCCGACCATGGAGATAAGCGGGTGCATGCGCTCGAAGGTGGTCGCGTATTCCCACTCGATCTGGGCCTCCTCCTTGGCGGCGCCTTCCGGCATCGCCTCGATCGCGCTGGTGACCTGCGCCAGCGTGAAACCACCCCTGACCAGACCAATGCGGAACTGCCGTGCGGTCAGGATCGGCATGATCGCCCGGACCTCTTGCTGGGTGGGCGGCGTGTATGGCGCGACCGTGCCTGCGTTGGCCTCGGAGAAGAGCTGCCGGCAATGCTCCTCGATATCGGTTTCTCTCGCCGTGAAGGGTATCCATCCGAAAGACGGATGATTGATCTCCATGTTGATCGCTGAGTTGTCCGGCTGGCTGTAGAAGGGGTTTCTAAATTCCATCACGAAATCCTCAAGAAGAGACTGAGCGAACCACCAGCAGTCGAGCCGGCGCCGATGTTACCCATGCATCTCCACGTGCCGGAAAGAGCCGCGCCGCCGCCACTGGATGAGCTTGCCGACTCAAGATCGGTTCCGGGCACGGTTTGCCCGAGGGTATAACCTGTCGTGTTGTTGACGCGCTGACACCAGGCGTAAGAGCCGACGGCGCCGGCCGCGATGGAAGCGACACCGCCGCCCCAATCAACATCATGCGCGTGGGTGTCGGCGCCGACGGAGTTGGTGGACGTTGCCGTGAGGGTCGAAGGCGTGCCGATCGCGAGGATGCGGTCCGCCGAGATCGCGCCGCCACCGGTCAAACCGTTGCCGGCGATGATGTCCACGGCTGTGGAAGCGGCGGTGTATCCGTAGATGCTGTTCAGATCAGCAGAGGTCAGGTTTCCGGAGTGATAGACGACGTATTCGACACCGTTGACCTGAAATTCGAGACTGTCCACGCCGCCCGAGTTTTTAAGGGTCAAGCCGGTGTCGCCGCCGGTCGCGACGTCGTTAAGGAGGCGAAGACCTTGGCTTACTCCGGTGCCGTCGATGTACTGGATATAGGCATTGCGAACGCCGCCGGCATAAAAGGAGATGTACGGATCATTGCCGGCTGTCGGCGCATTGATCCGGAGCGCCTCGCCACTCGCCCCCAGGAAGAGCGAGGTCATATAGCCGGCCTTGGTGTCCATCTCAAAGCGCAGCACCTCGGCATAGGTGGACCCGTCGGCGGAGCCGTCGATATAGACGTTGTTCGCGTCGAGGCGGATACGCGCGTCATAGGCGGATGTCGTTGTGTCTTGGAAGCGCAGATTCGGCGCGGTATTGCTGATCGTCGGGTTGGAACTGAAAATCTGGGCGGCTGACCAGGTGTTGGCGCCATCGAGAAGCGGAACGTTGGCCCCGGACGTGCCGGTGTTGCGGGTAGCAGCCGTGCCAAGGCCCAAAGTGGTGCGAGCCGCCGCCGCGTCAGCGTCGTCGATCAGCGATCGGCCGTAAGACGTGATCGTCGCAACCGCCGCCGCGTCGGTTCCAGTCAGATAGATGATCTGGTTCGCAGAAGTGGTTAGACCGGCGATGGATTGCAGCAAGGCGTCGTATGCCTGGACATTCGTGCCAATGACCACGCCGAGAGTCGTCCGGGCAGCCGCCGCGTCCACATCATCGAGGATGGTCCGGGCAAAGGGTGTCAGCGCGGTCGTTGAGTAGGCATCGGCGGCCGTCGTGTAGATCATCCGATCCGCGGCAGTCGTGAGGCCGGCGATTGACTGAAGTCCCGCGTCAAAAGCCTGCACGTTCGTGCCTATCTCAAGCCCCAGCGCCGTGCGAGCGCCGCTGGCCGTCGTCGCCCCCGTACCGCCCGCAGTGATCGGCCGCGCTGCGTTGGCGTCCGCGGCCAGATCGTCGACGAATGCATTATAGGGCACGCTTTGAATGGTCGTGTTGGACACGCCTTTCGTGCCGGCTGGGGGGGAATAGACTCCGCCAGTACGGGGCATTTGGGTTTCCTTTCTGAATGAGAAAAGGGCCCCTCAAAAGAGAAGCCCTTCTGCGATCGAGAACGCCGCGAAGCGACCGGATAATCCTTAAGGGACTGCATCCGGGGACAGGGAAATCTAGACTCGACTCTCGTGAGGTTTGACACCATTCTCCCGCAAAACGGGAGAAGAGCATGACCGACGACGAAATACGGGAGAGCCTAGGCCTTCTGCAATCTCACAATCTGGCGCTAACCGCTCTTGTCGTCCATCTATTGGTGCTGTTACGGCGGAAAGGGCACTTCAGCCGAGAAGAGCAGAACGAAGCCTTCGACAACGCGCTCCTAGAGATCGAACAAATTCAAGCGAAGGCGGAAGAAAGCGAGAAGTGGATTTTTGAGATGGCCCGTGATCGGATTGAGAATCTTCTTCCCAAAGCCCAGAAGCCAGGCAATCAACCGACCGGTTAAAGACTTCCGCCGTGAGCGTATCCATCTTCAATTCCTTAGATTCTCGTGTATGTTGTGCGAATGCTCAGGGTTGTCCAATTCACTTGTATCGCCATCACGGCCCTCATCCTTTGGGGGCTGAAGTCGTTCCTTCAGGCGACTTTCCAGTGGGGCGGACCAGGCTTCGTAGATGGCTTCCTGTTCGGGATGCTGTTCGCGGTAGCCGGGTATCTCCTGATCATCTGGATTGACCCGTCATCGCGCCCCAGAGGTTCCACTTCCAAGCAGGAGTGATTTTGTCAGAGCTTCGACCAGGGCAGGGTTCTGTCCGGTCCGCTGCGCCTGCGCAATGGCATCGACGAGAGCGGATCGATTGCTGACCATCGCGTCCGCCAAGGAAACGTTCGCAGCCTCACGCCTCCCCCCCATGATCGAATTTGCAAGCTTGTCGACCAAGCGCACGCCGGCAGCTCGCACGGCACCGCTTGTCCCACCTGCCGCATACGCATTGCGCGCGAAATTCGGATCTTCCGTTCCGCCAAGATCAGCGATGTGCTGCTGACGGCGTGCTGTTTCAGAATTGCGGGTAACCACATCGCGCGTCTTCGCGAATTGCAGCTCGTTATCCAAAACCTGAAACAGTCGATCAGCCTTCTCTTGTCCGAACAACTGAGACAGCCGAGCACGATTCCAGTCGCCATCGGATTTCACCAACTTGTTGAGGCGGGCAATATCGTTGGCGTTGCTGCCAAGGATTCGGTCGACTTCTGCTCTCGCGCCCTGCGAAAGCCTCAGTGGCACTGCCGAGGGACCGATTTGCATTCCCTGTGGAAGAGCACCCTTCTGAACCTCGGCAGCTAGCTCCGATGGCCGAGGAGCCGTGCGGCCATGGTCCAGTACGCTCTGACCGCGCTGCAAGGCTTCCCGCTGACGTGCCAACTCAGCATACGCGGCATCAGCTTCTTTGATGCGTGGAACGGCACGAGTAAGCGCATCATCAAGCATCTGCCGCGTTTCAGTAAGGGCCGAGATGACCTTCGGGTTTGCTTCCGTGGCGAGTACACCGTCGATTGCCTGGCGTGTCTGGAACACCACCCGTGGGTCATTGGAAATGACATCCTGACCATTGACATTCAACATCCCGCGGACACGCTGAAGCGCTCGCTGTGCGTCACCGCGCAACGTCTGGATCGACCGATCAAGGTCATGTGTAATCGCCGTTATGTCGTGGGGCCGCGCCTGACTAAATGCATCCCTATACACCGGAGACAGCAGCTGCTGATTGGCCTCGATCCCGCGCTCTATCTCGGACGGAACGACGTTACGCCCCAGCGTCTCGTCAACTGTGGCTGCGAGACGGGCGTTGGCACCCCCATGCCTTGCCTCGAGCGCAGAGCGCATCACCTCCTGGCCCCGACCGGGCATCGCTGCAAGGGCAGCAGCTTTACCTTGTGTATTCGGCCCAAGGTCAGCAATCATGCTCTCTGGGCCCAAAGTGTCGAGTCGGGCCCGCACTGCGGCTTCATCGAGGCCGTCGCCTGCAATTGCCTTGGCAAGTTGGTGGATAGTCCCTGCCGTAGTGCCCGCCGCCTTTGCCGCCTGTGCAGTGTGGTAAGCATCCGCTACCTTCCGTGCGCCAGCACCGACGGCTTTACCAACTGCTGGTCCGAACAAGCCTAATCCAGCACCCCATCCAGCTCCAGACTTCACCTCATCGAGATCACCGCCGGACCTCACGGCAGCATCAGTGCCACCGACGACGCCTCCACCAAGCATTGACATGCCAGAACGGGCGAGTAGTCCGGCACTGCCGCCGCCGAAGGCGATCGGAGCAGCGACAACCATCGGCAGTGTGCCGGCCACTGCACCGGTAACTCCGGCACCCGCAGATACATACGGATGGGCCGCTTGGGCAGCCTCGGTAATCGCCTGCGCTCCCTTCAGGTTGTCCTCGTAGCTCTCGCCGTTGAAGGCGGAAGACAGCGCCGCCGCACCCCGCTGGGCGGTGCCAAGAAACATGGGGCCAACAATAGGCATGCTGTTGAGATAGCTGGTCGTGGCCGCTCCGAAGGTGCCGCTGGGACCCGCCATGCGCTCCTCCCGATCGAGCATTTCGGCACCTTCCTCAAAGGACAGGTGTCGGCCGCTCGGGCGGGGCTTGGCATCATAACCGATCTTGGCATTAAACTCCTCGCGAGGAATATCGCTGTAGAACTTCCGGTGAAGCGCATCCGCGAGCTGATCGTCACTCAAATCGCGGTACTGCGGAAACTTCTGTCGGACCTCGGAAATGGTTGGCATTATCGAATCCCCAATGGATCAGCGCCGTCGTTGTTTGACCGGCCATATGTTGGGCCAGCAGAACGCTTCATCCCGTCGACAACCGTTTGTCGGTTCCTGCGCTTCTGCTCCAGGACTTCCCTGGTGTCTCCCGGCTGCGGAAAATATTGCTTGTTCGCGTTGTCGAACTCTTCCATGGAAATGACGGCGCCCGACTCTCGGCGCAGTTGGGCATTGATGAAGTCGCGCCGAGCCTGGTCGAAATTCTGGAAATCATCGCTGACCATCCAGTTCTCGAGAAAATCGGGGATGTAATCATTACCGCGTACCGCCTGATCCCAGACGCCAAGTCCGGCGCCCTCAAACTGGTCGATCAGTCCGCCGGATGTGTTCATTCGGTCTGCAAACGTTGCCGCTTCCTTCTCGTCGACGGTGACCTTCGGAGGCGTGATTTGGATGTTGCCCCCTTGGCCCGGCTGGCCGGGCATCTGAGCCTGCGGCTGCGTCTGCTGCGGTGGTTGACTGGGTGCTGAGCGAGACCCAGACATTTGCTGCGGCTGACCACCTGCGGAAGACTGCCCGAACACGCCCTGCGGGGTCAGGAAAATGATCTCGCCGTTCGGACCTGAAATCGTCTTGCCCGCTGCAAGCTGCTGTGCCTGCTCAGGTGTAAGCTGTCCGCTTTCCATTAAGCCGTTCAGGGCCTGAGCCTCGACAGAGTTGCCGTTGAAACGAAAGCGTCCGTCGCCGCTACCGCTGGGAGCCGTGAGCCACTTATCTTCGTTGGGATCGTAGACATTACCGTTGCCGGCATTGATCAGCGGCTGTCGCTTGGGCTTCTTCGCGTCTTCCAGATCAATGCGGCTCTTTTCCAGCCCGATCTGATAAGCCGGATCGTTACGCTTGGCCTCCTGCTCGTACTGCTGGCGCTGCAGCCACACCTGCTGCTCGCGGGCCGCTTGCTCTTCCTGCTCCTGCTGCTGGTAGAGCGTCTGCAGAACGGCCTTCTGCTCCTGCGATAGCCACGGATTGCTGAGGGCCTGAAGCAAAGCCATCTTGTCCGGCCGGGCCTGTGCCGGCGCCTGCTGCGGTGCCTGCTGCTGCCCCATTGCCTGCGCCTGTGCGACCTGCTCGGGAGAAGCCGGAGAACCGTCCATCAGCGCCGGCATGATGCCGCCCTGCGCGTTAGCGAGCTGCTGAGAGCCTTGGAACTGCGGGGGAATGGCAGGCTGCTGCTGCGGAGCGTTCTGGATTGGTCCCTGCGAAGGCTGCTGCGCGTTCCTGCCGGGGAATTGTGCCTGATATTCCGGTGTCTGTTCGAAGGCGGCGACCTCCTCGGAGAGAGACGGCGGCGGTGCGCCACCTTCACCACCTCCGGCAGCCATCGCGTTGACCGCCTCGGCCGACGTCTGCGGCGGCATGCCGATGGCCGGGTCAAGACTTGCGACCTCCTGCCCCTGACCCCCGAACAGCGCGAGCGCCTTGGCTCTGTGCCCGGCCATCTGTTCCTCGACCTTGTCGCGGACTGTACCGGGTGCGCCTCCTGCGGCAGCATCGGACGCATTGTAACGGCCTACCCCGCCGGCGTTGATAGCCGAATAGATGTCGAGCAAGCCCATGCCCGGTTTGACGCCGGTCGACCGCAGATATTTCGCAACGGCGCCATTCTCTCCAAGCTGGGAGCCAACCGGGTCGTCCCAGTTGACGCCGTACTGCTGCGCCTGCGGCTCGCCGAACTGGATCAGGCCGCGATGCTTGCCCCATTTGGTCGTCGGTCCCGTCTTGGTCGGGTCGAAGGTGCCGGCGGTTTCATACGAGATAGCAGTCGCCAGATCGACAGGATCGACGCCCAAGGCGCTCGCCGTCTGTGTGATGCCGTCGCGGATAGACGGGTCAACATTCACAGATACCGCCGCGCCGGGACTCGTGGTCGTACTTGTACGCGATGGTGCGGTTCCCATGATCTGGCTGGCAAGCTGGCCCTGCATCGCGCTCTTGAAAACCGTATCCGCAGAGGCGCGGCCCTCGTCTTCCGCCTTGTTGGCGCGCCGGTTCATGACACCCGCAACGATGCCTGATCCGAGAGCATTCAAGCCCTCGCCGATGTTCTTCGGCGCGGCAGAGGTGCCCATAATCGCCATGGCGAGGTCGCGCTTGCGCTTGATAGATTCCGGCGTCTCTTTGGTCGATCCACCGAACAGGAAGGAATAGGCCATCAGTAAAGACCTCCATTGCGGCCGCCGGTGAAGAAGTTTGCGAGACCGGTCATCATAGACGGCTGCGCAGCGCCCGGAGCGGTCGGAAAGGCTGCATTCTGCTTTGCAAAATTGGCAACGAGACCGGCGCCGAGCATGCCCATGCCGCCGCCGATGGTCTGTGGCAGAGCCTGCCCCATGATTTGCGCCTGGAGCCGCTGCGCAAGCTGCTCACGCGTTTCGTTGGGCATCGAGCCCCGATAGCCGGTGTAGCCCATCATTTTAGGAGAACCTCGCGAATTCGCCAAACACGGCGCTGGCGGTTTGGCAGTACGCCAAGTGAGCCTCTAAAGGGTCGCAAAACCGGCCAAGGTATCTGTATTGTCCATCAACTTGAATGGTCGCATAAAACCCGCGACTGGACCGTCTGACGCCCTTCAGTCCCGTGCGGTTGTTCCGCTGAGTAGGGCGGTTCTGCATGTTCTGCGTCGGCGAGGCTGCTCGAAGGTTACTCCAGACATTGTTGGACGGATTTCCGTCAGCGTGGTCAATTTCCTGCGCTGGCCATTCACCAGTCATGTAGAGCCACGCCAGGCGATGCGCATAATAGCGCTGATAGTCGATGCGGATCAGCACGTAACCATCAGCGCGTACACTGCCCGCCATAGCGCCCTTTGTGCACTTCTTGCGGTTTTCAGCCCAACAAAAAACCCCGCTGGCGGGGTCGTAGTGAAGGACTTGCTTTAGGCGGTGGAGGGAGAGAGCTCTCATCGCTTCCTCCCCGCATTGAAGAGAGCCCCGTAATTGACCTGCCGAAGCCCATCAGGCCGGCGCGAGACCGCGTCAGGGCGCTTCTTCTCAACCTCTTGTGCGAGCACGCCGATATGCTTTTTCCCGTCGTCGTGCTTGCCGCGATAGGAATATTCGTAGAGTCCGTGGCCTTTCAGCTCGCCGACCTTCTTGATGTCTTTCTTGGCTCTCTTGTCAGAGAGGCTGGCAAGCTGGCCGCCGAAACCGAGCATGCCGCCGAACATGCTCTGCATGCCGGCTTGCTGCTGGTTGTACGCGCCCATCTTGTTCGCATAGTCCTGCTGCACGAGGCCGGCATAATCGACGGTCGGCATGGGGTTGCTCTGCGTCGGAACGAAGCTCGGGCTGTTGACCTGGGCTCCGGACATTAGGCCGATGATTTCGTTGATCGGCTGGTTGCGCTGGGCGTAAAGCTCGTTCAGGTACTGCGCCCGCTGCTGGTTTTGCATGTTGAACTTCGACTGCTGCGAGTTGAAGCTCTGATCCTGCAGGGCATTGTTGCCGGCGGTGGCCGTGTTCTGGTTCTGGTACTGCTGCTGCAGAGCGTCGTTCCCGAACTGAGCACCGGCCAACCCTTGGCCAAACTTCTGCTGCTGCGCGGCGTTGTTCGCCTGCTGCTGCGCCTGGTTCTGCCCGAACTGCTGCTGCTGGGCGGCATTGCCCATCTGCATGTTGTTGGCGTTCTGGGCGTATTGCTGCGCCTGCGCGGAGTTGGCGAACTGCCCGGAGCCGAGAAGCTGGTTATAGGCCTGCTGCTGGGCGGAGTTCTGGAAGGTCGCCGACTGATTGGCGAGCCCGGCAAGACGGGATTGTTCCTGCCCCGCGCTCAGAATGGCGCCGAGACGAGCGTCCGTGGAAGATCGGTTCGCTTCGTCGATCGCCCGGTTATAGGCCTCGGAGCCCGGCTGCAAACCCTGATTGGTCAACCGCGTTTCCAGAGCGGCCCGGTCCCGCTCCATCTGCGGGTTGAGACGCTGCATCAGCGCATCCTCGACCTTCTGCCGGTCGGCGCTGAAGTCCGTCTCATAGCTGCGGGTGATGTCCCCGGCATTGCCGAGCTGGTTCTGGATCTGGCCGCTGTCGGCTACCTGCTTCTGAATGTTGCCGGCGCCGGCGATAGAGGATTGAACGTTGCCGTAATTGCCGAGGCTGGTCTGTAGCTGCGGCCCGCTGCCAAACTGCTGGTATTGTGGCAGCCCGATTGCGCCCGCATTGCCACCCGCCGGCGCGCCGCCAATGTTGATCGGCTTGCCGAGCAGGTCGTTCAGCTTGCCCGACTGATTGTTGGCGAGCGTCGCCATGTTCAGTTCGGCGGCGTCGGTCTGGTTCTTGATTGCCTGCTGCTGCTGAGACAGGGATTGCGTCGCTGTCGGGACCTGAAGGTCGTATTCCTTCCCGCTGATCGGGTCCTTCCACTTCTGTGTCGTGTAGGTATACGTCAGGTTGCCATCGGGCGTGACCTGATTGACGTTGCCCATAACGTTGTTGGCAACGGCGGTTCCGATGTTCGTTGCCGTCTGAGCGGACGCCGTTTCTTGCGGGTCCGGAGCTTCTGGAGCGCTACCGTAAAGGCCCATCGTTCAATCCTTTATCCAGTCTTCGACGGTCTCTCGCGAGCCGGAATGGCAGAGTTCAAAAAAGTCTTCCGTGGTGGTCTTGGCGTGGTCGTAGCCGCCGCAGATCGCGGCAACCGCGGTGACGATCGAGCCGACCGCCTCGCGCATCACGAATCCGAATTGCCGCTTCAGCGCGTCCCGAGAGGACCGCCATTCGTCGCTAAGTTCCCATTGAACGATGACGGTGTGAATGATCGGCGCCAGGGCGGAGAGATGGCGGTTGAAGAACACGTTCTGCGGCAAGCGCGTCATCGTCCGAACCAGGAGCCAGCAGATATTGCGCTGCCGGTTCTCGTCCTCATCGACGATGTCGTCTGCTAGGCGGGCAATCGCGGCTATTTCAGCGAGGAAGTCGGCCGCCGCCTCGTCGCCGCGCGTCCAGCGCAGGAATGCGGCGCGCACTGCCTCCGGTTCACTCGGCAACATCAGGCGCTCGCCTCCCCGATCGACACTTGAACCGTGGCGAGATCAACCTCGATATCAAGCTTGAAATCGCCGCCGGATGTGATGACACAGCCCACCGCCAGCATGTCGCCGGTGGCCCGCACGTTCTGCCGGAAGTCGTAGCGCTGCACCTGGGAGACGCCGTCCCAAAGGGCCACGTCCCAGAGGCCCACGTCCCACTCCGAAGATGAAGAGTCGCCCTCGGTGACGGAATCAAACGTTGGCGTTGATCTGTCGTAGTCAGAGCGAGCGAAAAGCCTGACCTTGGGCTTCGTTTTTGCCCGGAAATACATGTGAGCGAGAGACGCCGTCGCCCTTTGACCAAACTGGCCGGCCGGCGAGAATTGCGAAAGGTAGCTCGCCGAGAAGGTAAGCCCGTCATCCGTACCGCTGGCGTCCCCCTGCCACATGTAGCCATCGAGGGAGCCGAAGAAGAGGCCGCCTTGAAGCGTTTCATAGCAGAGCGCCTGCCAATTGCTGATCGTCGACCACCGACCGGTGAGCACGTTCAGGACAAAGGTCGTGTCGGTGACGACGGTGTTTTCGGGGAAGGCCACGAAGACAAGGTTCTGTTCCGGCCATTGCTTCAGCGTCCAACCGGTTCCGGTGGCATTTGCCGCCTTGCGCCAATCGTCCTCGATGGGGCGCGACACGGAGACCAGGGAAAGCGACTGCCGGTCGCGTTGGAAGACTTGCGACATCGGCGTCAGGCCATCCGTCGTGGCAATTAGGATGTCACCCCCTGCCCGAATCCATGCGTTTTTGCCGAGCGGCCGCCCGATCTGATAGACGCCCTTCAGAGCGAAATCCGAAGCGCTCGACGGATCAGAGCCGGCATAGACGGCAATCTCGCCCTCGGTCGAAAGGAAGACGCAGAGGTCGGAAAGGCCGTCTCCGCTCTCCAGCGACCAGGAGAAGCCCGTCAGCAGCGAGCCGCCCTTCTTCATCACGCCGCCGAGGGGGAAGACGACTGCCGCGCCGCCAATGGCGTTGACCGGCAGGTAATAGGCGTCAAGCGTGCCGTTCTTGAGGAAGAATTCCCGGTTTTTGAACAGCCAACCGTAATTCAACTGCGGCATCGTCGTGCCATCGGTGAAGGTGATCGCGGGCGCCGTCGTCCAGGTCGTGCCATTGTAAAGCTGCCGGTCGTTGGCGCCGTTCAGGCAGACCAACCAGGAGGTGCCGGCGTTCGTATGCTGGAAGGCGCACCAGTCACCGCCACTCATGCCCGAAACATCCGCGGCCGTGGTGGTCGGAGGGGCGGCGGGCGCCGTCATGTTGTAGATGCCGGCGGTGGTTGCCATGAACAGCTTCTCATTCGAGCCGTATTTGTATTTGAACGCGCTCTTGATATCGCCGCCGTCTGCCGCGAGGCCTTTCTTCTGCGATCCTCCGCGGATTTTGCAGCCCATCAGGGTCGGGAAGAAGTTCCGGAGCACCGTTGCCGAGCCGGGTTCTTGCGAGGCCATGTCCGCCGTGGTGACAAGGCCTCCCTTTGGCGCAGGAAAAGTCACCGGCTGCGATGACTGCTCGCGGCCTACCGATACCGAGCCACGGTTGGATTGCCCTATACGGGCCGGCCTGGGCTGAATTCTCATCCTGCCCCCCGATCGGCGTTGATCTCCTGCGCGAGGTCGGCTTCGAACTCGGCAAGATTGTCCTCGTAGGCAAGACCCTTCTGTCGCTTCCACCGCCAGATGATGCCCTTCACGAGCAGCCTTTCCGGAAAGAGCGTCGTGTCGTCGTCAGCCGCGAATGTCGCCTTCGGCCCCGCCGGATCGTTCAATATCCAGTTCTTCGAAACGTAGTCGATGACCGCGCTGGCGGCGGCGGAGGCGGGCGAGAACAGCACCTGCCCGGCCTTGATGAAGAAATAGGGCTGCGTCGACGGGATGCCGACGATCACCGCCCATTGCCCGCTGTTCGTCACCGGCCGCACGAAGGCGCCGGCAGAGGTCCGGACAGAGCCGCCGGGCGTGAGGCGTTGGAAATCGGTAGGGAGGTTTTCCGGGGAGGCGGTGACGGTGTGGGATTTCAGCGTCTTCTGCCAATCGGCGCGGCGCGCAATCTCGTCGCCGGCTTCCTGTGCCATCGCGACCATCGTCTGCGCGTTCGGCTCGTCGGAGCCGCTGTCGAACTGCGAGAGCGAGACGATATCGCAAACCTGATTGATCGCGGAAAGCAAGGTCATGGCGTGACGCCTCCGACAACCATCTGCGCATTGCCCCAGCGGCCGCGCTCGTCCTCAATCTTCAGCCCGCTAAGAGCCATCATCATCAGTTGCTGCGCGGCGGTAGCGCCGTCCACATCCTTGCCCCAGATCGCAATTTCGTTGACCAGGGCGAAGAGATAGGCGTCGGGTGCCTTCTCCAAGAGCCAGTTCGTCGGGTTGGTAGGCGTCAGCGCCGGAATGCGGCCGTAATAGGTGACGGTAAGGTCCTGATCGGAGATAGGACGCGCCTTGATGGTGCTGCCTACGATGGCATAGCCGATCGGCGCCGTGCCGCTCCGGTCCATATAACTGTTCGTCAACTGCTGCAGCGAGATTGCACGAATGGGAATGCCGGCTGCGTTCTTGACCTCGCGCGCCTCGAGGAAGTCAGCCGGAAGCGTGCCGTCGCCATCAATCAGAGAGATTTCGTCGGTCACTTCCATGTCGGCGACGCGCAGCCCGCGGTTTAGCTTCAGCTCCGCAAGGCCGACGAAACGCGGGAAAAGGTGCGCTATGTCCTCACGCCCCGAATACTCGCCGGCATCCACCAGAAGGGACGCATAGTCCGAGATGGTCATAGATGGCCCTCACGTGTTCGCCAGGCGCGGTTATCAGAACTGTTGAGGAACCGCTTCACATAGCGGTCGTTGCCCTCTGTATGGGCCTGCACGAGGCCAGAGTCATAGGCGACGTTCAGCGGGATCGAGGCGACGCGGTGCCAGTCCCCGGCCCATGCGCGGCTCGCCTCGTTGCGAACCGC